AATCATAAAATTATCATCCCAATTGAAAGCTTCTTTAACCACAGCCGCAGACAGTCCCTTATATACTTTATGGAGAGACTTATCCTTTGCAGCAACAATTATATCTGCTTCGTCTTTGTGAAGACCTTCTAACATTTGAACAAACATCATTTCTCGTTTGTTTTTGGTTAATGCACCATTTCCACCTTCAACAAAATTATACAACTTTCTGGCTTCAGAAGCCAGAACGGTGTGTTCTGTTCCCTCTGGAGCACCATTTGGTTTGAATGGAACTGAACCCTCTGGTAATATCCAAACAATGTTTGGGTCAAAAGAGGACTTCACAACCATGCGAAGCGCAGGCGTATTGTTCTGTCTCAAAAAATCAATCTTCTGTTTCTTAGTTTTCAACTTTCCGACTTTTTGTAATATCTCGGAAAAAAGTGGTGTGTAAGCCATAATTAAAAATCTCCTATGTTTTCCATTAGATCATTCAACCTATTCTTTATAAAGTAATTTAGTAGTTTACTACGGTCACCTTCTGGGGCATCTTGATATGTGCGAATGCACTCAAGGTGCAACTCCTTTGGTGTCTCTTGTAAGTCAATCAGCTTTTTATTTCTCTGATAATTTCTCTTTAACTCATCATTCGGCAGAACCTGTTCACACAACGGACCAGCCCATTCTGAAATCTTTTTCTTGCTCAAGGGTCTTTGCCGTAACCCATCAACAAAAGTATTATCAGGTGATAACACATTAGGAACACCATCGCTTGAATCACCTTTGAGTATGTGTTGATACAGATACTCCGTTGGGTCTTCTCCATTGATAAACTTCTTTGTGATAGGACTATACTGTTTTACATTTTTAAACCTATGTAGTTGAATGAAGTCTTTATCTCCAGACAGAATTAATGTCTTACCGTTGTCAAACTCCAACTCACCACATAGTGAAGCAATAATATCATCTGCCTCTGCACCATAAACTTCAAGAACCTTGTATGGAAAATTGTCTCTTATCTCTGATTTGATAGTATTTAAACATTCAAAGATATCGTTCCAATCGTGACTAGATGTTTCTCTAGACTTTCTTCTTCCAGCTTTGTATTCTGGAAAGTATTCTCTTCTCCAATAATTCTTGGAGTCATAACATATGATAAGCTCACCAAACTCCCTAAAATAATTTTGACGATACATGCGAAGCGAATTGAGTATCATGTGCCGCACTATACCTGTATCAACACTATCACGCTTGGTTATGTTTAAGTGCATCATTACACTTGCCAGACTAATTTGGTTCATATCAACTAAAATCATAATAACCTCATATCAGCATTGAAACTCATGCTTCTTCTTTCACCGTTACATCTAAAAGGATATACAAAATGTCTCAAGTATGAAGGGAAAACTAAAAACTTCCCAACCTCTGGTTTAAACTTAATCGACTCTGACCTCATATCTTGGACCTCTGCATAAGTAAATTCTATTAATCCATTGGATGGATAATGGTCAGCAAAATCTTGCTCCCACTCCTTATCCATCCCCTCTGGAATTTTAAGGTATATTACAGCAGAAAAATTACCACTATGAAAATGATGTGGATTATAATCCCCTGCATATTGACTAACAATCCAACTGTCTCTCAAGTGAATATTCTTGACAGTGGGAGTTTTTATTTTTTGCTTTTTAGTAATTGAATTCCAGCTTCTCGCTCTACCTTTTTTAATCACATAATTTAAATAATCTACACAACCCTGCTTCATAGTCCTAAATAAAAACTCCTTGTCCTCATTTCTAGGGGCAGGAATTCTTACTTCTTTGTGAACCTTTCCAACTAGGTTAGACGAATGGTCCCACTTCACGCTCTTCTCATCATCTGATAAAACAGAGTCACCAATTGTATTCATGATATTAACAAACTTTGTTGGGACTTTTGTTTCTAGTATGATAGGACTGAACGGTTCATAAAATTCAGTTTTCATTATAACCTCACGCTGGTTCTGGCTCTGGCTCAGAACTATCATCATCCTCTGTAATCTTTACTTTTTGGATTGATTCTAGGTCAACAAGACCATGTGGATTGTTTCTCTCATCCATAGTAACATCTGTAAACTGTGACATCATACCACTCATGGGGTGAGATAATCCCATGTCTCTGTAGATTACACCTTTAACAGCTTCGATAACAAAAGAGATGTCTTTTATGAAATCAGTTGAAGAAACATCTACTCCATTTTCACCCATTGTATGGATCATTTGCACCAACAGACTTTCGGTCAAGTCATCTGCAAACATGATGTTTTCTTGAAGAGCAATAACATCAATATCTGGAACTACGACCTCTCTTTTAGACTTTACCTTCCACGGGCCCGATATTACGTTTGCGTTTTCTTTTGGTCTTTTGCACATAGGCATCTTCTACTCCATTATCAGCGTTGTACATCTCTTGTATATAGATTGTTCCCAACATTGGGTAATAAGTTCCAACATCAAACTTTGGTTCGTCTTTCTTTGGACCCGACCAATAGTAAGCTTGTGCTCTACAAAAATGTCTAATCTTTTTCTCTTGGTGCTCACCATAAAACAAATCAACCCAATCACCATCTCGTAGATATCTTTGCATGTTACGAACATATCCTTCGTGAGATAATCTACGGTCAGTCGCACCTTTTATATTTGATTTCTCATTTCTACGCTCTACAGATGCAAGTTCTTTCTGTGTCTTAATCCAAGACTTCACCTTCTTTGGACTAATTGGTGCATCGTCTGGTACATCATGCAAACTCTCATGAATACTAGATTTACCATAGTTAGGATTTTTTGCAGCACGGGCAGCACGGGCTTTCTCAAGACGTTTTGCCGCAGCTACCTTCTGTTCATCAGTCATAGGTTTACGTTTCTTGCGAACCTTATTCTTAGGTTCAACCCATCCACTGTTATCAGTCTTTGCTTTGATTTTTTTAGCCATTGTTCTATTTATTCCTCATCCATTTCTTCTAAATATTCTCCATAACTCTCAAGGAATAGTCCATATTCTTTTTCTGACCACTCATCAAATTTATCCCACCACTCATCAACGTGCTCCCAACCATCATCAGTTTCATAGTGAGGGACACAACCGATACATTGTTCATAATGCTCTTCCTCAATGTATTCGTCATAGTCGTATCCATTTGGAGCCATCCCCCAAACACCAACAAAGTTAGGCATCTCATCATCATACCTAGCCCACATCTTTAGGTCAGGAGAATTGAGTGATGATAATTTCTTATACAAATTTTCATAAAAGGGAACAGGTGATGACCAAGCAGAAACAGTTGCCATACCACCACAACTAACATCTTCAAAATTCAACCACTTTGCACCTACATTTTCAATCCACCAATCATAATCATCCATCTCCTCTTCAGTCTTATCATAAATTTTACCCAAGACCTCATATGCAGATATGTCATGATCTGGCATTAATTTATCAAGCCAATCTTCAGCTTCTTCAGAAATATTTGAAAATGAAATATACGAACTTACATTATTTGCCATAATACTAACCTTTCAACCAGTAACCAACAAGACCATTAATCAAAATGGCCGCTCCAACAGCGTTGACGATAATCAACGACCTATCATTCCACATAATCGAAACAACTAACCAACCAACAATCCCAGCACACTGAACAACAATATTATAGGGATAGAGATTGTTCGCAGCAAGGATCATACCAATAATCAAAACAATAGAACTCACCCACTTAATATACCAATCAAGGGTATGTAACGGTGTTGCCGTTTTTGTGGGAATTTCGTGTGACTTTAATTCAATCTCAACTGTCCTAGTATCCCTCTTATCTTCATCAACTTCAGATACCATATTCATCTAACCTTTTGTTATTTTCCTTCATCCATCTTTGTCTGCCAGCAGCTTTCTTTCTTCTACCCTTTTCACCTTTAGTCTCATGATATTCTTTTCTTCGCATCTCATTGAATAGACCGTCTTGCTGTAACTTCTTCTTTAGAACACGCAACGCTCCATCAATATTATTATTACGCACTTCGACTCGCACTTAATTTCTCCTCATTTTGGCAACTTCCTCTGCCTGTTTCTTTCCACGAACTGGTACTGCATTAGATTTATGCATCTGTGCAATCCCTATAATTTCGGTTCCTGTATAGACCATCTCCTCTTTCTTTGCCATAGAGGAGTCATACACGACCTTTGGTTTGGTGCTCTCGACAGGACTCGAACCTGTGACCCACGGCTTAGAAGGCCGTTGCTCTAATCCAACTGAGCTACGAGAGCCTATACCCATCTTCTTTAGAAATTTTTTGTGTTCCTTCTCAGCAGCAATCTGACTCTGGGTCTTCTTACCGACCTTGCGTTTCTTGTTATTTGTTGTGGTGTAGTACACCGGCAACATATGCATACTTCCCATTATCTACTCCAATACAGGGGATTTTGTGCAACCAATGTAAGTCAAATCGACTTTCCACTCATCAGCCAACATGCCTTGAACGGTTGACAATCCCCTGTCTCTGATTATATGTTCCCAATTATTAACAAACTCTTTACACTCTAGTTGTGTGTCAAAGTGTCGAGATAAAACATGAATCTTCTCATCTCTTATCTCACCAGCTGGATCAGTCACAGTAAAGGCTAGTAGTAACATAAATGTTTTAATCATTAATCACTCTCCACTCTCCTTTAATGTAACATATCGGAATTTTTTTGTCAAGCTTTTTATTGTGAGAATCGACACAATCTCCTTCTTCGTAGTAACCCCCCCATTTGAAGTTACTACGAATTTCAGCCAACCTTTTTTTGTTTTGTTCTGGTCTTTCCACAAAAAGATATTTACTCTCAACTTTTTTACACTCTATCATTTTACAGAAAATGGGTCCAGCGACAATACCTATCACAGTGCTAATAGGCTCAAGTGCCTTGACTTGATTTGGGATCAAGAGTAGACAACTCACGCTTGCGGCGATCATCATCTTCTTGCTTTTGCTTTTTAGCATTTCCATCCAACTCCTTCCAGGCCTTGGTTGCCCGTAACTTGTTGAACAACATCTCATCCTTACGAATACGATTAGTAAGAATCTTCCTTGCCTCTGCATCAGAATATTCTAACAGAACAAATGCACGGTATTGCGTTCCATGTGGAATAACTTCTACCTCTGACATGTGATATCCAGAAACATCTGTGTCAGCAGTGATATTCTTTACTGCCCGCTCAAACTCTGAAATCACAGACGCATCCAAATCACCAGAACCAACTTTTGCCTTGAACTGTTTTGCCTGACTACGCATCCTTGAGTTGATACGATCTGCAAGAATGACCTTTGCATTCAACACAGCCGCATCAATTGAGAATTGTAAATCAGGTGTCACAGATGTTCCAGCAGAAAAAATATTACTGGTATCCTCTGGTTGTTTCTTAAACCAATCTGGAATATTGACAATCTGTTCCTTCACACGATCACGTTTATATTCATAGGTGACGTTAACCGTATCAGAGGTGCCTGGCATTGCAGCATCTTGTGTTGTGGAACAAGCCGACAACGCAAGAACACTTACCGCACTCAACAGTGCAATTTTATTTAGAGACATCTTTTGACTCCTCTCCCATTAAACTTTCGCCCATCCCTACGATGTCTGTGCCAATACCTTTTACAGTATTACCACACGCACCTAAAGAAAATGCAACCAATGTTAACACAATAGCTAGTGCTACTGATTTTAGATAAGTACTTAACATATACATAATAACCTCACTTTACGCTCATAAGAGTCTCTACAGCAGAATCACGAACACCCGACTCAATAAAAGCGTTCTTGATATGTGGCACAATATCAGGATATAACAAAGTTATAACAATCCCAATACCAATTCCAATTAAATATTTCATTGACAAACCTCTTGATATGCTAATTGTTGACTACCACCAATCCAAACATTCATGTATACCTTGTGACAAACAGGCAAAATGTCTGGTAAATCGCCAGGAATATTTTGCATAGGCACAGGTAAACTCATAACATAGTTGGAATTGTTGTTTGATAATCGAGGATCATCAACAGGAACCTGTTGAACTGGAATAGTTGGTGATGCTTTCGGAGTAGGTGGTTCTGTTTTTTCAGTCATCTCCACCTTACACTTCTGTTCCACAGTTTTATTTAATTTTTCTGGAACAGTGGTGCGAAGGATGTTTTCTTTCGCAGACAACTCAGCATTCTTGCAGGCATCATTCTCTGATGTATCTGGACCAAATACATAAGTTCCAGATGTTGGATACCATTTATCATTGATTTTAACATCCATACTGATAACACATTTTCTTGTATCGTCAATATATGGATATGTTTTTTTGTCGTAATTTTGAGACTTGGATATAACGCCTTCAAATGAGGTGTCAACAT